AAAATACCATGAAATAAAAATTTAATTTTAATAAAATAAAATTTTAAATCTAGTATATATAGACATTTTATAGTATTGACCAATTTTTTGACATTTATAAACTTTTTGTGAAATCGACTGTAAATTTTCTATTTTTGCTCCAATTCACTTGAAATGGTAAATTATTTATATTTGGTGTTAATATTGTCAAACCTTTTACACTATTAACAATTATATCACTCGGGTTTGTTTTATTTAAAACTAGGAAATAATAATCTTTTTTGTTATTAGTGTTATATTCTTTATTTTTTAATTTATTAAAAAGTATAATATTCATTTTACCATTTTCGTAAGATTTATCTTTATGGATATCTAATGTTTCATTTGTATAAGAATATACACACATGGCTAAATTACCAGTATTATCGCTTGTTATCGTAGTTGTTGTTTTTATATTGATTGGTATCCATCCATACATATAATCAAATGCTAAAATATCATACCACATTCTAATTTTAGATTTTTTTATTTTTTCACTAAACTTTTCAATAAGTAATTTAATCACATTATTTTCATCGATACAACTATTTATTCTACCGTCTTGAATTTCAGTTGAAAACTGAAACGCATGTAATTTTAAATATTTTTTAATTTTATACATAATTAAAGGTAATAGTTTTAATCTCAAAAAACAACCCTTAAACCATTTTTGTATTTTAATTATTTTAATTTCGTCGATCGATAATAATAAAAGTGATGCGGTTATTTCTTCAATTTGTAAATTCGTTGTTGATTTATTCATATAATAATTGTAATAATTTATACAATTTATGTATTGTATAAATCAATTTTACAGTAACCATTTTTGGTTCAATTGATTACTAAACATTAATGAAAAATAGATAATTTTGAAATAAATATTTATTAGATGTTGTTGATTATTACAATCAATTTAATCAATATAATATTAAAAATATTATAATATTTTTAATATTATATATATTATGGATTGTTTTATATTTATTAATAAGATACTATCTAAGATTGGTTCATCGTTATGTGGAGACAAAGAAAAAATAGAAAATAATATATATATCGACACAAGCGATAAAGATAGAGATAGAGATAGTAATAGCGATAAGTATAGTGATAAAGATAGCAATAGCGATAAAGATAGCAATAGCGATAAAGATAGTAACCACAAAAAAAAAAATTTTATTAATATTAGCAAAGACGATATTAATGAAAAATCATATATTATTAAAATATCATTTGATAAATCAGACAATATCAATAACATTATTATGAAAATAGAATTGTCTTAGGTGTTAAATGTATTAAACATTGTAGTATATGCATTTTCTACATTTTTTGTAAACGATACCGAATTAGCTAAATCTGATTTTAACATTCTTATTCTTAGAGTTTGGTGCAAAAGTTTTAATTCGTCTTCATTATTTGCTAAATTTACTACTTTTTGAACATATTCATCCGTAGTTTTCGCAATATATTTTTCTAAACCTAAATTAGATAATAAACTAACACCTACCCTAGAAACATAATTAGTTCCTTCGAGTGTTATTAGTGGAGTATTCATATATATAGATTCGCTGCTTACAGTACCGCCATTGTATGGAAATGGATCTAATGCTATATCTATATTATCATACATTTTTAAAGCATTTATAATTTGTTCATATCCTATATCTATTCTATCTTTTTCTATACCTCTGTCAGTAAATAATTTTAGAATAGATGCTTTATAATAACTAGATTTATAATAACAATATCTTAAAAATAATTTTGAATTAGGAAGACTTTTTAATACTTTGCAAAAAGTATCTATAGTTGGGATAGATAATTTGGTAGGATTATTAAAACAACATAAATGTATATTATATTTACTATCTCTGTTATAATTTTTTACAGAATCTATATTAATAGGAGGTGTGTAACACTGAAATCCATTAGGTAAATAATAAAATTTTTCTACAAAATATTTTTGCGTTTCCGGCGGTGATGCGTATTTATCTGTAAATCTATAATCTATTTCTTTTAATCCGTTTGTTGATGGGTACGCAAAATATGAAATTTGTATTTTTGCTGGTTTATATTGTAAAATATTCATTCTAGTATTTCTGGTATGACCCATCATGTCAACCAAAATATCTAATTTATCATCAACTATCTCCTTTAACCCTTCAGCGTCAGATGATTTGGATAAATCTCTCCAACTGGCATTTTTGTAATTACGTAATTGGTTAGATAATAGATCATTTATTTTTTTTCCTGTATCGCAGCAATCATAACAATAAATTTCAAATTTAGTTGTATCGTGATTTTTTAATATACTATTAAACATAAATCCAACAGGATGTGTAATAAAATCACATGATATATAACCTACTCTTATTTTACTATTACATTCTTTTTTATTAAAACTATCTACAATTTTTAATAAATCTGGATTTTTTGGGAAATAGTTAGACCACTCGCATGATTTATTATAAATTTCTTCATCGGATAGTTTCCAATTATATAAATTATTAAAAATTATATTACTTAATACCAATTCTTTTTTTCTATGTTGGTTATTTTGTACACATAAATCAAGTGATTTTTTATATATATTATTTATGGATTCGTCTATATTTTTAATATTTGATATTCTTAATAAATTTAAATTACCTAAATTATTATTACAGTTTATATTTTCATTATCTAAAAAAATTATATTTTCATACATTGAAATAGATCTATCATATAAACCAAGTAATTCATATTTTTCAGCTAATAAATTCGCTAATTCGATGTCAAACTCGTGTGAAATTGCCTCACCTGCATAAATTATAAATTTCTTAATATTATTTCGTTGAAGTTCTAACAAAGCAATATTTTTATTTATATTATAATCATTTTTTAACTCAAGGCATAATTTAAAACAATGTTTTGCTTCGTCTAGTTGATTTAATTTATAGTAAGATATACCTAAGTTTAATTTTATAATATAATATTCATTCAAATTAATAGTATAATTTATTTTATTACTAGCCATTATTGATTCTACCCATTTACTATCTGTAAAATTTTTAATAAATACATTAATATTATTTTTATGATCATTATTAATATAATTTTTATATGAAGAAATTATATTGTTAATTTCTAAACAAAATTTTTTACAAATAGTAGACCATTTGTAATTATTTCTAATATGTATTTTATTATATTCTCTAAATTTATCTTTTATATTTTCATCCATTTCACTATATGTTTTAAATTTATTTAAAAATTCAAGAATATATCCGTGTTTATCAAAATCAGATAAATTTATATTTACGTATTCATTTAACCCGCCCATAGTTTCTTTCAATGCACCCAAATCAGATGTAATAATTAAACACCCGCATGCCATTGCTTGTAAAACAGTAATGCAACTTGTTTCAGGAAAAATATTCGGATATGTTAAATATTCTATGTTAGATAGTTTATCCGCTAACATTACTTGAGATACACCTTCATTAAAAATAACGTTTTGGATATTTTTAAATTTTTCACTATATGAAGGAGAATCTTGTTTATATATATTCATACCAGAATATATTTCTAGTTTTGATGAAGGTTCTATTTTTTTAACCTCATTAAAAATTTCAGGCATTAAGTCTAACCCTCTCCATGGTATTGAACAATATGATAATGTATTTTTTATCTTTGGTGTAGGAGAATCTAAATATTTTTCAAATGGTTTTCCAATACCATTATTCATTATTAATGTTTTTTTATAGTTAATATTATATTTTATCATATATCTTGATCTTTGCCATTCACTTACAAAAATAAATAAGTCTATCATATCTTTAGCTTTATCATCTTTTAATATTTTTGATGCATTTTGATCAATATCATGTCCTGTCCATAAACAATACATTGTATTATTATTATTTATGGATGATTTGATTTTGAATAATTCTTGGGGGATGCAACTAACTATTATTATGTCAAATTCTAATTTATTAATATTTATAAACTCTTGATATTGTTTAGCCTGAATATGTTTCACACCTCGAATTATTTGATTTTCACTGATATTATTAAATAAATAAACATCATTATTTTGTATACACATTTCTTCTAAAAAATAACATATAGAGCTCTGTGTCCCTCCTAATGGTTCATTGTATGGAGTATCCAATGTATAATTCCAATTTGTATCAAAAATAGCTATTTTCATTATTATTATTATAATAATAATATTATTAAATTATCTTTACGTATTTTTAATTTTTCTATTTAATATATTTACTGTTAAATTCACAAAAAGTTTATTATAACGAAACATACTTTTTTATATTTTTTATAATTTAACTATTATATAAAATATAAAAAAGTATGTTCAGTAAATATATATATATTCTTTATGGTAAATATCTTACAGTCAATTTTACAAAAAGTTTACAAATGTCAAAAATTTTATTTTATGTAAATTTAAAATCAAATTTTTGACATTTGTAAACTTTTGGCGAAATAGGTAGTAAAATAAAAAATTGAATATTAATATTATTTAAACGTACATATTAATATTAATATTATAATGAATTTCGAAAAACCTAAATATATTCTTAATATTTTCGTGGATACAAAAAATTGTAAATATATTGACTTTTATAATAAGTTTAAAAGTCATTATAATGGTGATAGTGGTATAGATCTTTTTAATGAATCGATTAATATTAAACCTTTTCAAGTAGGCGTACTTGATTTTAAAATAAAATGCGAAATGATAAATATAGATACTAATAATTTTGTCAGTTATTATTTGGTTCCTAGATCATCTATTTCAAAAACTTCGTGTATTTTAACAAATTCAATAGGTATTATAGATGCTGGTTATAGGGGGGATATTATGGCCAAGATAAGAAATATTAGTAATAACGATGAAGACTTTAAAGAAGGATCTTATTTTCAAATTATAAGCAGTGATCTTAAACCAATTAAAATAAATATTGTGTCTCAGTTATCAAATACTGATAGAAATGATAATGCATTTGGTTCTACTGGAAATTAACATTATTATTTTTAATATTTTCACATAATATTTTAATAAATATATCAGATAAGTAATGGAACATAAAAAATTTAATTACTAAATTTATATAATTATTTTTTATATATCTTAATAATATTAGAGATACTATATCAGAATTAACTATTATAAACATAATAATTTTAATAATAATAATTGTTATATTTATATAACAATTATTACTAGTAAACGTATTTTTTTCAACACTTTTAATAGGAATAATAACAGACGATGCGGTTAAGCTATCTTCGCTAATTTCTTCACTAACTTCTTCTTTATTTATTTTTTCTTCTATTTTTTTACTTAATTCAAATATGCTTAAATTTTTTGTCATATATATTTATTATACATAATATCTAAAACTTTATATTTATTATATATAATATTACGTCCATATGTGTCTTGTTTTTTTTCAGAAAATTCTGAAGGTATTGTCGGTGGTACCTTATTTTTAATTAATTCACGCATTTTATTAAATTCTTCCATATATAAATTACCAATATGATCTTCGGATGCATTAGTATAAATAACACATTTTTCAATACCTGTATTTAAAATATTTTCAAATAAAATATCTTCATATTCATTTTCAACATACAATATAGTAAAATTATATAATAAATAATTCGTTGAAAATTTTTTATAATAAGTTTCTCCAAATATTATTTTACTGTAATTATCTATATCATTTGTTATATTTTCACTAAAAGAGCCATTATCATATAATATTACTTTATTATATACTCTATTATATAAAATATGCTCAATATCTTTAATAGAAGTATCTTCCAATATCATTGAATCGCTCGATGGTCGAATATATGTTTTAACTAATATGGCATTATAATAAATAATATGTTTAGTAGTATTTAATAAATTTGCAATATTGTTCATTAATTTTTCATCATGTTTAATATTATTTATATAAACATACATTAATTCATAAACGTAACATGGTTCATCAGCAACAAATAAAGTTTTTATTTCTATATTATCATATAATATTGTTAGATCTTTAATGAGTAAAGATTCCACGATTATATCGGAAAAAGAATCTTTATTAAATGTTATAGACTCATACGATTTTAATTTTGATATTTTTTCACCATAATCAATACAATCCCAATTTATATTAGATATATCGGTATTGTATTTTATCAATAAACATGTACTATCATTTTCATTCTCCATGCTAATATTATCCATTATATAATATATATGTATATTATATAATGGATAATGTCTATAACGGTATATTTATAAATAATAAATTAGAATGGGAAAAAATGTTTGTTAATTATATTACATACATAAGTTTAATTAAAAAAAACATACATTCTATTAAAACTAAATATAATAATTTGATTTTAATAGAAAATAACAAAAAATATGAAAATATAGTATTTATAAAATATGTATTGAATTCATCATTACAGTATTTGACCAAAATATATAAAATTAAAAAAAAAAAATTTTTGTTTGACATAAATAAAGTATGGAAAAATCTATTTAAAAAAAATGATTTATTAGACCGTATTGATATTAAAACATATAAAAAAATCATTGGTGCTTATACTTTACTTATAGAAAAAAATAATTATAATGATGATATAAATGTTAACAAAACTTTAAAATATATAAACGTAGATAAAGATATCATTAATATACAAAATAGTATATATGAATTATTAACATTTCATAATATAATAATGAAACATTTATGTATAGTTACGGAAATTCAAAATATTAGTTCTGATTTTTTACATTAAATTAATAAATATAATAATAATAATAATAATAATAGTAGTAATAATAATGGAAATAAATAAAATTATTGATAATGATAAATTATATATATTTACTGATAAACACATCGAAATATTAAATAAATGGATAAAAGATGCACACGGTTTAAAACTAATGCATGAACAAGCGCATAATAAATATTGGTGTTTAAATGCCTGGTTTAATATACCAGTTATAACAATATCTACTATTACGGGAACAGGAAGTTTTGCTATTAATGACTTACCTCTTGAATATACTTATATAATGTTATATTTAATAGGTGGATTAAATATATTAGGCGGTATATTATCAACTCTATCAGCGTTTATTGGTTCGGCACAACTCTCAGAAAGTCATAGGTTAGCCAGTATATCATGGAGTAAATTTTCTAGGAAAATACAATTACAGTTATCGACCCCGGAATCAAACATAAATACAGTAGAATTTATGTTTAAGTCTAAAGTTGAATATGATAATATTATTGAATTATCTCCAAGTATACCTTATAATATAGTAAGATGGTTTAAAATTGTATTGGAATCAGGCGAACTAGAAAATAATAGTATATGTGTTCAATGTTTGAGTGATTTTTGCTGTATCCCATTTGGATGTATTATACAACCTTCGAAAAAAATAAATATTGTAAATGATAATAATAGTGATATTCCCGAACTATTGATTAATATTAAAGGAAAAACACTTGGAAATATAAAAAAACCACTACCGAATATAATAAAAAAGACATCTAGTAATACAAATAAAGAAGATGGGAGCAAATCTCATAAAAGCAATAGAAGCAATAAAAGCGACAATAGTAGCGAAAGTATCATTTCAAACACATGTACAATAAGTGATTTAAGTAGTGATATTGATAATGTAATCTAATACTTTTTTATATAGAAAAAATATATAAAATTTTATTACTAATATAATTAATGGACTTTGATAATACTATTATAAAACAATTATGTAAACAAGCCAATAAAAGCATAATGGATAAACATTTAGCCGCGTGTATTTTACAAGGAAAAAAAATAATATCATTTATAAAATGTAATACTCCTTCTAATGAAAATAAAAAAGAAATTAATAATTCTCATGCCGAATCTAATGCTATTATAAAATATTTTGAAAATAATAATAATAATAATAAAAAACTAAATCTTTTAGTTATTAGAATAGGAAAAAATAATGATTTTTATAACGCGAGACCTTGTATAGAATGTTTAAAAATGTTAAAAAAATATAATATTAATAAAATTTTTTATTCAGTTTCGGATAAAATAATATGCGAACGTGTCAGATATATGATTAGTATACATGTTTCAAATCATATGTTACTCAGTAATAATAAAAATTGCGGTAAATCAAAAACAATATATTTAAATTTATTATCACAATATAGTATTACTACTATTTATAATATGGAAATGTTTTTAAAATATAATTTAGTTAATATTTTTCCTTCATATACATTAGACGTTAAAGATAAATATGTTTTTATTATGGATGATAATATAATCGTAACTAGAATAACACTATGTTAACATTTAACGTTCTTATTTTTATATATTATTATTTATATATGTCTATAAATAATAATATTTGGATAGACAGAGGTATAATAATATCTCTCGTTTATTATATATCTAATAATATAAAAGATATTAAAAAAAAAAAATTAATGATAGATAATAAAAATATAAGGAGTATAATAAAAATATTATTTCCTGATATTATTATTAAAAAATATGTTAACACTAACACTAATAGTATTAATATAAATATTAAAAATCATAATAATAAAGGGATATGTATTGATTATGTAAAAAATTATGATAAATTTATCAATACTGATTATATAAAATTGATACCATGGTGCGATATTAACGATCCTTTAATATTATATAAATATAATATTAAAGTTAAAATTAATAAATACAAAATATTAGATAAAATAAAAAATTTTTCTTTAAAAGTATTAAAATATGATGAAAATAATCCAACTAAATGGAATTTTTTAATTGAGAAAAAAATTTTCAATAAACATAATATTATTTATAATAATATAGATTGTAAATATATTATACTATCAAATTTACCGGATTATATAGACATTATTGATAAAGGTTACATAGAATTAAAAAATAAAATATATTTATTTCGAAATATTATAAACAATTTATTATACCAATATAATAAAGCATTGTTAATAATATTGGATAATAACGAAGATAAAGTAGTGATCAAATCTTTTATTTTAGAATACAATAAAGATATAGTACTTTTGTATAATCATTTATTTGACTTAAATAATTCAAATAAAATTAAATTAAATAATGTAATTTATATAATTGTAAATAGATTGTTAAATATAATTAATAAATACATAAATATTATTAGTTTTGCTAAAAAAATAAATACACATAATATAATTATGGATATAAATATTACAAGACAATATATAAATAATATATTAAAAGCACCATCACCAGGACTACCAGGAACAGGAGGACCAGGAATAACACCAGGAATAACACCAGGACCAGGAGGACCAGGGATAACACCAGGACCAGGAGGACCAGGGATAACACCAGGACCAGGAGGACCAGGGATAACACCAGGACCAGGAGGACCAGGGATAACACCAGGACCAGGAGGACCAGGAATAACACCAGGGATAACACCAGGGATAACACCAGGACCAGGAGGACCAGGAATAACACCAGGACCAGGAGGACCAGGAATAACACCAGGACCAGGAGGACCAGGAATAACACCAGG